TAAATAAAAAATAACATTTATATTAAATCATATTGTGGTAAAATGCATTATGATTGATAAATTTTTATATAATTTTTTTAGTAAGATTGATGCATTCTTTTCATTTATTGAAACGTATGCTGTCAAACTAACTTCTTGGTTATGGGGAATAAGAGTTAAATTGTTAAGAAGAAAGAGAAAGAAATGAACTTTAAATGGGATTTAAAAAAACAGATTGACGAAAAAAGAAAAGAGCAATCAGCAAAAGCACAACTTCGTAAAAGAAGTATGGATAGTATAGCAAGACCTAAAGCTACAAAAAACATTACATCTAACGATCCAAGATTACAAGGGATATAGCTATGAAAATAGATATTAAATGGATTGTTGGTTTTCTTGGTACAATCCTTTTAAGTCTATCTACATGGGTATTAATATCAGTTGTCACATTAAAAGAAGACGTCAATTATATCAAAGGCGAACTCTATGGTATAGATAAAGCAATAGGTAGAGTTTACAATTATATTAACAGTAATAACAATAGCCCAGCAGAATGATAAACGCAGGAACACTACAGGAGGCTGACTATAATGACCAACATGATGAGGAACAGTCTATTAGATCGGATCTTGGTAAAGGTTTATCAGATGATTGGCTACCGTGCTTCAATAATAGGGAACTGGGCGTGGAGGAAACAAGTACATATAAAATACTACAAGAACAAGAATAATGGGTAAGTTTTTATTAATAATGCAGATATGCCAAGCCTCAATAGGCGTCTGTACAGGCCCAATAACTGATAATTTACACTACAAATCATACAAAGAATGTGCTATAACAGGCTATAGAAAGAGTTATAATATTATGAATGAATTAAAAACAGAAGATCTAGACAAGTTTAGAACTGTTATAAGTTTCTATTGTAAAGAGGTTAGTGATGCCTAGAAGAAAAGTACATAAAAGAACTGCATCAATCTCTCATAATATGATAGCGTACAAGCTAGATGAAATTAAAGAAATCGTAAATAAAAATTCCAAAGATATTGAAGTGTTAAAAAAACAAATGGCTATGGGTACAGGTGGTATCAAAGCTGTGTTTGTTGTTGGTGCATTAGTTGGTATAATATTTACAATAATAAAGAATTTAAAATTCTGGGGATAATATGGCATGGATAAATTTACTTGGAATGGCAATCAAAACGGGGGCAAAAGTATATGCTAACAATCAAAGAACGAAAGAAGCTATCTCGGATGCAAAACTACAAACTGCAATTCGTATGGCTAAAGGTGAAATTGAGTATAAAGGTACTGTTCTTGAAAATCAAAAATCTGATTGGAAAGACGAACTAATTTTAATAATCTTGTGTTTGCCCATAGTAATGTTGGGATTTGCAGTATGGTCTGATGATCCTGCACACATGGAAAAGATGAAATTATTTTTTGAATACTTTTCTGATCTTCCATTTTGGTATCAAACTATATTCGTGGGTGTCATAGCAAGTGTCTATGGTCTTAAAGCAACAGATCTAATCAAAAGGAAATAATATGAAAGATGGTTATCATAAAACAAAGTCGGGTAAGGTAGCTAAAAAAGGTTTATATTACTACATGAATAGAGCCAAGAAAAAAGGTACATCTAACCCTAAATCTAAATCTACAGTTGACCCTAAACAATACGCTAAAGCAAAAGCAGGGTTTCCTAAATTTGGTACAGGCTAATGGGTTACAGTAAAGAACACAAGAACCCTAGCGGTGGTCTTAACCAAAAAGGTAGAGATTACTTTAATCGTACTGAAGGATCTAATTTAAAACCACCTTTATCGTCTGGTAAGAATGGCCGTAGGATATCGTTTGCGGCCCGTTTCGGGGGCATGGATGGCCCTTTAACTGATAATAAGGGTAAACCTACCAGATTAAAACTAGCGCTTAAAAAATGGGGTTTTAACAGCAAAGAAGAAGCTAAAGCATTTGCTAATAAGAACAAAGCATAATGTACGAAGAACTTAAAAAGCGTATAAAAGAACACGAAGGCTTTAGAGATACTGTATATAAAGATAGTCTTGGTTTTGCCACAATCGGATATGGCCATTTAGTTACTCCAGAAGATCATTACAAACCAGACATTAAATATCCAAGAGAAGAACTAGATGCACAGTTTGAGGCAGACTTTCAAACAGCTAAAAACAATGCAGATATATTGATACTACATGACAATGATATAACTGATATACATGACCAAGCTAAATGTGTCATAATTGAGATGGTGTTCCAACTAGGTATTGGTGGTGTATCCAAGTTTAAAAAGATGTGGGAAGCATTAAAGAAAAAAGATTATGGTGAAGCATCATTTCAAATGATGGATAGTCGTTGGGCTAATCAAACTCCACTCCGAGCAAAGAAACTTGCAGAAGTAATGAGGTCTTGCAAAGAATAAAAATTCCTGTATAAATTGTATGTGCTTATACTTGAAGATATAATTGTTGATGAAGAAAATAATATTGTCAAGGATGTGCATATTGAAAATGGGAAAGTAACTTTTGTAGATCCCAAAGAAAAAATAAAAAACCTAGAGGAGTACATAGACGGCTCACCTGCTGTAATATATGACCCACAAAAGAATATTAGTTATTAGTGACTTACATATACCGTACCATCATAAAGACGCTTTTGAATTTCTACGTGAGATTAAGAAAGAATATAAGCCAGACTTGGTGGTTAATATCGGTGATCTACTTGATTTCCACGCTATATCTATGCATTCTCACGATCCAGACTTATACTCTGCTGGTCATGAATTAAAAGTAGCTAGAAAATACGTTAAAGAATTAGAAAGTATATTCCCTAAAATGATTGAAGTAGAAAGCAATCATAGTAGTTTAGTATATAGACGTGCATTAAAGTATGGGATGTCTAAAGAGTTTCTTAAAGACTACGGTGATTTTCTTGGTACAAAGAAATGGGAATGGATTGATGATCTAACTATTACAATGTCTAATGGACAAAGATGTTTTTTTACACACGGTAGATCTGCTGATATATTAAAAGTATCACAGACTATGGGTATGTCTGCTGTACAAGGCCACTATCATACAAAGTTTATTATAAGCTATTGGGCCAATCCAGATAATATATTTTTTGGTATGAATGTAGGATGTCTTATAAATCAAAAGTCACTTGCTTTTCAGTACGCCAAAAATTTTAAGACTAGATTTATAATTGGATGTGGAGTTATCCTTGATGGTATTCCAAGATTACTTCCAATGGTTTTAAATAATGATGGTAAATGGATTAAGAAATTAGTTTAGTATTGTAAAGCTACACCTCTAATTCTAGCTTCTTTAGAACCAGATGCTTGATTAGCAAAAGAGATTTTATATTTTAATTGTGTTCCTGCTGTTACAGCTAAGTCATTTACTTTAGCCATTTTAATACCTGTAGAAAAATCTGGTAAAGCAGTAAGTGTAGCAGTTGAATAGTTAGAACCACCATCTGCTGATAACTGTAAAACTATATCTGTGTTTAATGCGTTAGTACCAGCATTGTCTTGGTAGGTAATAATAGCACCCATTTCAGATACACTTGATGGTGCAGTTATTGTGTTTCCTTCAAATGAACCAGTTGCATTAATAGATTGTGAAGAAAATTTAGAACCAATAATTAATTTTGTATTAGCATCATCAACATAGCCATTAGAACCACTTGGAATTGTGTAGGTTGAGCCAGTATATCTTGCAATATTTGAAATTCTAACTTGGTCTATATATCCATGATGGACATTAGGAACATTTCCTTGAGAGCCTATTCTAAAATCAGAATTTTCATCAACTAATGCACCACTTCCTGACCAACTATCTCGTTGTACTCCATCAGAAAAACCATAAAAATTATTTCCACTTCTTACAACTGCCATGTGTACCCATTGACCACTAGGATTGTTGTTTGCAGTAATATAATTATTTTGTCCCATGTTCCAACTAGAACCATCACTACTTGCCCACCATCTAACAGAAAGAGTTGGATTAGTTGCCCATTGAAATTGCATAACTGAACTATCTGAATAACCTAATATTCCTCTATGAGCATCACTTTGAAGATTATATCCAAAAAGTTCTATAGTAAAATCACTTGAACCAAGTTGATGAATAAATGAATTATTATTTGCAATATTTAAGTACCCATTAAGGCTATTATTATTTTGCTGAATACCAAAACTACCACCTAATGCACCCCCAACTGTATTTTGCCAGTATGAATTATAAGATGTAATAGTTTTGCCTTCAGATGAAGCATCAATAAATGTTGTTGAGTTATGTGATGCTTGAGTTATTGTAGTTATTGTTGATGATATAAATTCATTAGTATCTCTTTGAGCATTAGTTAAATTTGTAATTCCAGTATCATCTTGGAATACATCAACTGATTGTGAGTTAGTATTGTAAGCTGATTTGTTTTGGTCACTAGCTTGTCTTAAAGCAAGTGTAGAAATATCATTAACAATTTTGTTATCATCAAAAGGTGTACTATGTTGAACAACACTAGAGTTTGAAATTCTAGCATCAGCAAAAGTACCTGTAGTAATTTTAGCTGTATCTAAATTAGGTATCTCATTAGCATCTAGTGTAATTTTAGCATTATCTATCTGACCACTAGAACCAATAAGACTAGATATATCCCTTGCTTTAGTCATAGGAGTTTTACTCCTCGCTTGGTGGTGTATAACCAGTTAATGCAGTTGCTTCAGCTTGTGTTAATCCCAAGTCTAATAGCTTTTGATTGCCATTAGCTTTGTTAGTTGCATCAGCTTGTTTAGCTGTTTCAATAGCTTGTTTTTTAGCTGTTTCGTTAGCTATATCTATTTCTTTTTGTGTATTAAAAGCATTAACTTCTTCTGCTGTCATATCTCTTAACACACCATTTTCTATTATCTTCATATTAATTATCTCCTATGCGTATTTATGTCCAACAACTGTTACAAATCCATTAGTAAAATTATAACCACCTGAATTATAAAGTTTAAAACCTGTTTTTGTTCCAGTATCGCTACTTGAAAAGAAGTATTGATAAAAAGCATGGTATGGTGGACTTGAAGGATCATTGTTATAATATTTGATAAAACAAACCTGTCTATTATTTACATCTGGTTTATATACATCTATAGCAAAGATACCTTTTGCTCTACCTGAGTTTTGTCCCCAACCATTTATTTGCACAGCAGTTGTGCCATTCAAATCAATATCATAATTTAATTGCAAATCAGCATGAGTTTCATTACCATAAGATTGAATACCAACTCTATATTGTGCTGTATCTGTAATATCTCCACTACTATTTCTAAATCTAAAATTAGCACCTTGGTCAGTTCTGTTTCCCCAATCACATTGACCTAAAACAGAAATTTGATAATAATTATTTGTACTCCAATTTGTTGTTGTAACTAATGAAGTTGCTGTTCCAGTTGAATCAAAAGTTGTGTGGCTTATTACTTCAGTTGCACCACCTGCTTGGTCTGTCCAACTAGGATTAGCACCAGTACCATTAGTTTGTAAAACTTGACCACTTGTTCCTGCACCAAGTCTAGCAAGAGCAGAGCCATTGTAATAAACCAAGTCGCCTTGTGTAGTTAATGTTGTTGTTAAATCTGTTCCATCAGTACCATTAGTACCTGCTTGTGCCATCAATTCCCAGTAAGTAGCATTTGGTGGAGTGTTACCAGTAGTTGCCGCTATACAAACATAGCTATTACCACCAGATGAAACTACATCATCTACTGCGTAGGCAGTTGCATTATCGTATGCACCTTGCCAATTAAATTTTATTGATCCTAAATTTACTGTTGCCATATATGTACTCCTTTTACCCTATTTTTGTTCTAGTTTCAATCTATATTGTTGCAATTAAATTACCGCCACTATCAATACTCCAAGTAAATCCAGAGGCCGCAAATACCACGTCATCAAATGTAGCGTATGTTGCCGCATCTATATTATCAGCACCACCACCTGTTGTTGTTACTATTAAATTACCACTACCATCTTTGCTAAAACCATATACTTCAGCGCTACTAGCGTTTCCTGCTTGGAATGTACTAGATCCTGCATTCCATACTAATACTTGACCATCTGATATACCTGCTAAAGATACATCATTTGCATCCCCTACACTAAAGTTAGCTAATTCAAAAGTACCAAATGCCACAATGTCAACAACATCTGTACCACTTGTACCAATAGCACTAGCAAAAACAACACTTGTACCAGACGTTACTGTTACGTCTGTTCCATTTACCATACGTACCCCGTTTAGATAAACGTCTATATACCCTGCATCATATGCCAAAGTATTGCCATCATCATCCGCACCTGTGATTGTAGTAGTTGATGAAGATACTGTGTACGTATACCTGTCCGAAGTGCCATTGATTGCAGACGCCGCCGTGACCCACCCGCTTGATGAGTACACTTTCATAACATTTGAAGTAGTATCAAAATAAAGATCGCCCACATCTAATGCGCTTCCATCTGGATCTTGTGTAGGTGCTGTTGCACTTGGGCCTAAATATATATTAGCAAATGAATTAATGTCTGCTAAATTGTTAGCCGCAGTTGTTATAGATGCTATGTTAGCACTTGTTCCAATTAAACCTATTTCAGAATTTAAACCTGCAACAGTATTGATGTTTGTAGCATTATTGTAAACTGCATTAATATTTGATGTGTTATTGTAAACTCCTTGTACTTCTGTACTGATTGAATTTACGCTAGATATATCTGTTCTTATATTATTAAGATTTGTAATTTCAGTTGTTAAACCACCTAAATTTGTAATTTCTGTATTTAAACCTGCTAAAGTTGCAATGTTATTTGTTGGTGAAATTTGACCTGCAACTGTGTTTACATACGCTTGATTTGCAGATGTTAAAGTAAGTTGACGCCATGTTGTATTAGTCAAGTCATAGACTTTCATAATATCATTTGTTGTGTCAAAATATAATGCACCATCTTGTAATGCATTGCCGTCATTATCTAATGTTGGATCTGTTGCTTTAGCACCTAAAAATCTATCATCAAAATTATCTAATGCCGCTTCTGCCGCCGCTTGTGCAGTTTGTGCCGCAGTAGCACTATTAGAAGCATTTGTTGCTTGTGTAGTTGCTGTTGATGCTGATGTAGCCGCATTACTTTCTGATGTAGATGCGTTTGATGCTGATGTTGCCGCCGCCGTTGCGCTGTTTGCCGCATTAGTTGCGCTTGTTGCCGCCGCACTAGCTGATGATGTTGCTGATGCCGCATCAACTAATAAATCCCATTTAGCACTATCTGTATTTGTTGTTAATGGTAACGAACCAGATGATGTGTGTGCTGTATTAGAAATGTAAATATTATTGTTACTTGTATCTTTTACAATATCTCTAGCGCTGTATGATGTACTAGCCGCCCAATTACCTTTGTATGTTCCTAATTCTTGTGTAACTGCAATTTCACCGTTAGCATCAAATGCTAAAATTTTATTAGCACGTGTAGCCGCATCTACTGTAAACTCTGTAGATGTCATTGTATTTGTTCTTGATAATTTTATAGATCTATCTACTTCTTCTTGTAATTCTTGTGCTACAGCTATTGATTTATCAAATGCACCTTCAACTGTTTCAGCAGTAAAAGGATCATTTTCAACTAGATCCACAGTTTGTGTTTGTGTTGTTTCTCGTCTGATAACAATAGTTTCAGTTGCGCTTGGTGCTGTTACCATAGTAACATTACCACCACTAGCAGATCCTACTCCACTAACACTATAATCTGTAGTTAAAGTTTTTACAGTTTCTGTTCCGTTAGAGGCTCTGATAATAACTTGTATATCAGCTTCCGCACTAATCTTAAATGTGTATGGAAATACGGTAGTTGACCCGTCACCAGAATAACTGTTTTTAATTATAGTTGTAGATATTGTCATATTATGTGCCTTATTTTATCATCTTATTCTTCTTTTTTCAATTTACTTTCGTCATAATCAAAATTATATCTGAAATCATACTCAATTTTAGTCATTTCTTGTATAGCTTCAAGTAAATCTCTACCTTCTAAACCAGTTAATAATCTTGTCCATCCATTACCAAATGTTTTAGATACTGCTTTTTCATATCTATTAACCCAAGAAGTGTCAATAAGCATAGCATTCTTTTCTTCTGCGGTTAATTTATCCATATTTAATGTACCATCATCAGACATAATTTTTTGCATAGCATTATCTATGATTGCTTTAGCTGTATCTTCTTCTACTCTACTATTGTTAATCTTATCCCAAACTCTTTCTTTAATACCTTGATCTGATACTTTAATAAATCTACCTAATGATTTACCAAATATAGGAATACCTAATTTTTCTTCTATTTCTGTAACCATTTTTTTATGATTAAATGGATCATAATAAGTGTCAAATTTATAGAACATTAAACCACCACTATTATTCCAAGCATATTTAGACCATGCTTTCATTCTTAATTTAAGAGCCGTTAATCCTTCTGCTTTTTGTAAATATTCTGGATATAAATCTTTACCTGTAAAAAAGTCTTTAGGTAAACTTTCTGTTATACCTGTTGCTTTTAATGCATTTTCTGCCAATGGTAAGAATGGTGCTAAACTAGGTGTATTTTCATCTAATATACCAATTCCTTTTTTCATTAAATTTTCAAATATATTTGTGTTTGGATCATCTTTAACTTCACCCCAAGTTTCTACCATTGAATGCCAACTTAACGTACCAAGTAATTTTTGAAATTCATCTAAAGGTAATTGTAAATATACAGCTTTTAACGTACCATCTTGACTATCCATACCTACTTCAAATTCACCTTTTTCATTTATAACTCCTAAAGGTATTACATTGTAATTAGCCAATGTATCGTTTCCAATTAAGTTAAAATATAAATGTGCCGCTTTACCCATCATTCCTATTTTAGCGGCTCTGTAAATAATTTTAGGCGCTACAGTTGTATAGAATAATTTACCATACCATCCTGCATGAAAGTATTTATCTGTAAAAGGTATTTTAGATAATGTGTGGTATCTTTTAGCTTCTATAACACTACGATTAGCTTCTTTAAATACATTACCAAACAAGAACAAATTATTATATAACCATGCCGCAGATCCTTTACGTAAGAAATTAGGTGAACCTGCCCAGTTTCTAACAGCATATTCTATTTGTGCATCAGACCAATCAATTAAACCTTGTTTTCTTCTATCTAATAAATCTTGTTTTGCGGCTATTTTAGTTGTTCTTTCAAATACTCTAGACATCATTTCAGCAGATGTAATAAGTTTATAATATGGTTGTAACCAACTATTTTCACCAATTAAAAATCCTGTTTTACCTTTACCTAACCAATTTTCAGACATAAATCTTTTTTCGTAAGAATTGATAATTTGATCTCTCATTTGTTTTTCAAAATTCTTTTCTTCTAATGTGTACTCTGAAATCTTTTTGTCTTTTACTTTTTCAAAAAAGGCTTCTATTTGTTCTTTATCCATTTTTTTCCAATTCTTTTCTCTAGATAAAAGTAATAAACTTCTTACTGCACCGTCTGTAGTTTGCGACCAGTTAGGATCACCTTCTAATAAACCTTCTGCTCTATTTCTGTATTTATTATATACAGACATAATTTCTCTATTTTTTAACATTTCCATAACCATTGGATCTGTATTTTTAGGATCAAATATTGAACGATATGCTCTAGGTAAATTTTGTACCCATTTCTTAACAAATGAATTTTTACCACCATTAATAAGATCAAATAATGATGCACCATCTAAATTTTGTACAGTTCTCATTATATCCCTAAATACGTTATATCCCCAGAATGGAGGATTTATTTCTGTAAACATTTTTCTAAATGGTGTGTTCATACCATATGCAACTTTATGAAGATAAATTAATGCTTGTGAATTTTGTAAACCATTAAATGCACTAGCCATTTCTGATCCAATGTAAGCGGCTTTTCTTTCACCGTTTTCAATCCATTCAACTAATGTGTAATCTCTTTCTTTACCAACTGTTGAAACACTTATATCTTTGTTTTTAGGTTTCCATTTCTTTTTAAGAAAATCCCATACAGCAGGTTCATATGTTTTTTCTTTAATAGGTTTAACTAATTTAATACCTTTTAATCTACCATTCCATTGTAATTGTTTTCTATCAAGACCTTCAATCTGTTGTTTATAGTCTTTCAACATTTTAACAGTTGCGCCAATCATTTGGTGTCTTTGTAATACTGTTATCATTGCCCAATCTTTTAAAACTGTAGCATCTAACACATTCATAATATCTTTTGATGTACCAAATTTAGTTTTTTGTATAAAACCTTTTGCCCAACTATCACCAACAAAATTAGTATATTGTTCTACACTAAATGTAACATACTCTTTATTGTTTTTAACAAGTTCTAAAGTTTTTGCATCCATACCTAATTCTTCAAATAAAGGTATCATTACTTTTTGTCT